ATAACGTGTAAGGGACTGGAAATAAATAATCTTTCGAAACCGAAAGACCAGTGGCTGGGTCAAGCGTTAATGCATCTGTCCCATCGGTTAGAAGGATGCTGTTATCCGCTGTATTTCCTGCAGTGAGTACATCGGCCAATGTATCTGAACCTCCAATCTGTGCCTGTAATTGAAGATAGAGTGCATACAAAGTATTATATTTGGCATTCAATTGGGAATAAGAACCACTCATATAATCTTACAAGTTATTTTTTTTTATTCAAACAATTTTCAGAAGCACTGACCCACCTAAGATTTACACAACGATTGTCTGCCTTGTTGTGGTTGATGTGGTCTACATACATATCTTCATTCGGATTAGAACAAAAAGCAGTGGCCACGAGACGATGCACTCGATACCTCTCGCGATTGGGGCCCACTTGTATTTTGCGGTATCCCAATCCAGTCTGCCATGATTTCAAAATCTTCATTGTTTTGCTATTTCTAACATTTCCTAAAGAACTGATATCATATTTTTGGTTAATCGATAGCCACAACTCCATTATTCTAAGAATATAAAAAAAAATAATCTAATCTAACTCATATGAACTTTTTAAAAAATTATATCAACTATTGGATTGGTAGATTCCAAAAAATGAAGGATGATATATATTGTTGGAAACGGCAATACCTGTTGATCAAGATGCATCATTAGGTCAATTCTGTTCACTTGCAAGTAACCATTGGTTACTCTCAAACGATCAATGTTCACAATACATACCACTAAATACATGCGGAATAAGATATCCAGACCCTAGGATATCTGGTGAATGTTCGGTCAGTGGGTTATAAGATTTTGCCTTGATTGTTTCATCTCCGTCTTGTTTTTTTGTCAATACCGAAACGATATCAGCAGAACTGCGAACCACTTTGACCTTACCAGAATGTCGGCCAATAATGGCTGGGTTAAGCACGGTTGCTTTTTTCACAATACCTTTTTTAGCCAACTCATTTACAATTTGACCAGACTGGCTATGCCCTACCGTTTCAACGTTATCTCTACCGTATTTTTTGTTTGCAGAGCGTTGTACTGCCTCGGCACGTCGATATCTATCTGTCTTTCGGTATAGGGCTGGGATAGGAACGAGTAAATTATGAACCCAATCTGAAGCGGAATCCGTTCCAGAATGTGCAACGATCGCCTTTCCATCTTTTACATAAACTTTAGACCGTTTCGTAGAAAGTGAGCGATCCAGTACAGCACCATCCACGGTTGCATCTTTCTTTTTTTTATAACTTGCTTTTACAAACTTGCTCAAATCTTTGGAAGATAGACCACCATACATAAGTTATAACGATATATTTTTTTTAAAAGTATAATAGATATGGACATTGGAACACTGATGCAATTGGATTCTACACCACTCAGTGATATAGCCTTTACTACGAATATCGGAATTGCACCTGAAGACATCATAAAATACGCACATCTTGCAAACTATGCATCTATTGAGGAACTGCTACCCAACCACAAGGATTTCAAAGTTATTTTCTTGGAATGGGAAAAACATAAGACAGGCCATTGGGTATGTATCATGAATGTAAGAGGAAAGTATGAATATTTTAATTCTTATGGATTTTCTTATGATAATGACCTTAATGTTTTGAGTCGTTGTATGAAAATCATCCTTGGAGAAGACGTAAGACAAATATCTAGATTATTAGGTAAAAATAAATGTGCATCATCGAAGTTCAAGATGCAGAGCAAGACATCTGAATCTTGTGGTAGATATGTTATTTCAAGAATACAATGTCTACAGATGGATTACACCAACGATGAGTATCATGACTTTTTGAAGGATACATGCAAAAAATATGAATTGAGTTATGATCTAGCCGTTTGCTATCTCGTTCCAATCCCTAGAATAAAAAAATAATTATAGTATATGCGACGTGTACTTATCGTACTTTATTCAACTGTATATGCATGGTATATTTCTGGGAGTATCAAACGTGCTTTGAGGTAGCCCTATAATCGGCAGACCTATATCATATTTATCTTCAATCGCTTCAATCCAGTCAACCCATATTTGTCTTGAATTTTTGTTTTTCTATACCACGTAGAGATTTGCTTTTCGGCTTCCTCCCGTGGGTTTGTGGTGTCCTTGTATTCAATCGCTTCTATTTTTTTATCTCCAATGAAGTATTCCATGATATACGTTTTACCTCCAGCCCATGTTATCTTAACATCCATTTCTTCGTCTGAAAATGGTTCTGGCTTCTCTGGTTCTTTTGGCTCTGCTATTTCTGGCTTCTTTAGTGCCTTAGGTTCTTTTGGCTCTGCCATTTCTGGCTTCTTTAGTGCCTTTGCTTTAGGTTTTGGCTTTGGCTCTGGCTTGTCGTCACGTTGCTCTGTTTCTTCCTTCACCTCTTGATAACTAGTCGCGATAGGTTTGATGTAATTTTTCCTATAGTCAGCAACTAATTTTCTGACAAGACCCAACTGTCCTTTTAAATTAATTGTTTTACCAATTTCGTCTACGATGGCTGGAACCGTCATCTCAATGGCATCATCCTGAAATGTTCGAAGCAAGGCATCAATGGGTATCTTTAACTCTGCATTCCCATATTTTATTATAGGGGCTGGAGAACCTCTTAATGCATTGTGTTCTTTCTTCGCTTGTGATGCCTGATATTCTTTCTTTGCTTCAGGCTGGTTCGCTAAATCAAAGGCGATCTTGGCTTCAGGCATTTTTACAGGAATTAATTGAATGCTTGCTTGTTTGTGGAATCGTGAGAGATTGCCAAGTGCAGTTAGTGTTTGTTTCATCCTCGGCTTTCCTCTAGGACTCAACACAACCATTTCGGAAGGTACTCGTATAACCATACTTGACCACATGATATACTGTAATATAAAAAAAATTGAATCAATTTTTAAAGAACTGTTATTTGCATAAATGAAAAAATGACGTGTCTTCATTGTGAGTCTCCTAACATTGCAATTCAAACAAGCGAAGGTTTTTACTGTTCGCGTGAGTGTTGTACATTTTACCAAAAAACAAAAAAAAACGAACTGATGGATAAAATAATTCAATCAAGTAAAAAATTATTAATAATTAGCCCTAATGCAGTGGAATTACAAATGAACCGAATGTTGCGAGCTCGTATGCTTTTGGCGAATCAAATCAAAATCGGAGATCTTGTTTTGATTCAACGTATGAGGTCAAAGTTCCTTGAAATAATCGGTGAACTAAGTGAAACAGTTCGCGATCTTGTTATTCGGTCAAAGATGGAAGAAAAAACATACCTCGGGCTATGTAATTTAATGAAAAAATCATTGGGTATGTTTGACTCGGCAATTAAACTAAACCCTTAGATGGTTTACATGCTTCGCCATTTTAAATCTATTAAGAAACTAAATTAAATATAAAATATTATGTTAAAGAAATGGTACATCGGAACCATAACGTTCATACGATGACCCATCGCAAAAAGAATGCATCTGCCTACAACGAATATATGCGAGTATACATGAAGAAAGCCTACGATTGGAAAAAGATACAACTCATTTTTTTACATATTTTACTTGATTAAGGAAAAATTATAAACGTTTATAACTTAAAAATAAAATATCTATTAAGAATAATATGGATTCACTTTGTTTAGGAGAAATGTTTAAATCCCAAAGTATTTTCAACAATATGGTTGTGTATGAGCATATATCCCCTAAACAAATATTTAATTTAATTCAAACTACCAAGCAAACTCCAAGAAAAGAGTATGCATCTGAATCGGATTATCTCCAGCATTATTTCTATAATTACAACGAGTGCTTTTTTTCAGAGTGGAGTCTTCAACCGCATGGATGGGGACGCATTCATCCAAACCAAGGACTGTCCATTTCTGTATTTCACCGACCTACTCGCCATTCACTCTGCCAGAAATATGTGGATTTTGATTTCAAAAACTTTAATCTTGAACTCATACTGTACTTGTTAAAGACATTTCATTTTGAACATTCTATTACGGAAAGATTGTGTGCAGATCCAAAGGCATTTCGTGCTTCTGTTGCAAACTATCATGACTGTTCCATGGATGAAGCCAAGAAATTAATCCTGAAAGTATCTACTGGCGGTCATGTGCCTTTTCTTATCGAATTAGAAAAGGAATTGCGTCCGCTTTTTAATGAAATTGAACAACACAATCCACACATCAAAGAGGACGTTTTAAAATCCGGAAAACAGTGGAAAACGCATTCCCTATTATCCTATTTCTTTCAATCTATTGAACGTCATTTGCAAGAGACATGCATCACGTTTTTATGTGAAACGTATTCCATCCCATTGCACGAAGTCATTCCATGTCAAGATGGGTTCATGATTTTAGCAGAACATAAAAAAGACGACATGCTACATGCTCTCAATGAATACATTCTTTCTATCGGATTTACAAACCAACTCATTGAGAAACCGTTTGATGAACGATACGAGATTGAACAGCATCCTGGGTATATTCCGTTTGACCTATATACATCTGGCGATTCCAATTTTGGCGAACTGATGCTCCATGTGGAGAAACTTAATATTTTATCTACTGGAGATAAGCAACTTGAATGCTACGAATACAATGGCATTTACTGGAAAGAAGTACCCATTCATTGTGCGACCTTCCAACAAGGAAAGTTTGAAAATCTGAAACGATGGTGCGATGCTAAACTTGATTTATTTATACACGCCATTAAAGCAAGGCATGATTACAAGACCGAAGATGAAATAAAAGTGCAGGAAGAACAGAAAAAACGAGATAGTTACCATGCAAAACAAGTTCGCAAGAATAACGAGCATAATCACTCTAAGTATTTGAAACAAAAAGAAAACTTTGAAAATAAACAAGTAAAAGACCATGCCAGTGCAGTAAAAAAACATTCTAAAGAGTATGATGCAAATAAAAAGACATTCCTAAAAAATTATGACGATGCTAAAAAGGAACATCAAAAGGAATATGATGCGAATAAAAAGGCAAGTCAAAAGGAATATGATGCGACTAAAAAGGAATATCTAATAGAACAGACCAAACGTATCAAGGAAAATAAGACATTTACACCATTTCATGAGTTTATTTATCCAGAAATGGATCCTTATCCAGAAATGGATCCCTATCCAGAAATAAAACCTATTGTTTATGTTCCAGTTTCATATGATGTTATTGAAGCAGAAGAAGTACATGAAATTACTACGAAATCACTGGTTGACTTAAATCCTAAAATAAAACAACTTTTAAAATGTAGAGAAAAACTTACATGCCTTACTATGGTAAAGGTGCGCGCCAATATTATTGAAAATGTTCTAAAACGATGTTACACTAAAATGAAATGGAACGAAGATCCTTATCTATTTGCCTTTGAAAATTGTATTTTTGACGTAAAAACCGGTAAGCAAGTAAAACCTGAAAAGACACAGTATATTAATATATCTTGTGGATATGACTACACGAAACAAGACTCCATTCACGAATTGATTGAATCCATTTTACCAGACAAAGACGTAAGAGAATTGTTTTTACATAAACAATGGACTATGCTTACGCAAGAGCATCCCCAACACTTTTTCATTAATACAGGTACTGGTTCTAACGGCAAATCCTTAATTACAGATTTAACAAAATCCATGCTTGGCTCCTATGGACATACTGTACCCAGTGGTTTATTTCAAACGCCACTTAAACTTGGTGGTGCAAATCCAGAAGTAGCCAATATTGAAAAAAAACGTGCCATTTTCATGTCTGAACCCAATGCATCCACTCGATTTTGTAGTGCAACTATCAAGACGCTTACTGGGGATAGAAATATTTGTGTTCGTGGCATGTATTCGTCTAAAACAGAAACGCCTTTGACCTGTACGATAAGTAGTGATTTGAATACATGTCCGCTACTTGATGAAATGAGTTTCGCCATGCTCCGACGATTGGTTTTTTTTCTATTTGAAACAACTGCAGTATCTCAATCCGAATATGATTTACTGGAAGATAAGACCATGTTCAATGTTAAAAATGAACTATATACAACACCACACTGGATTGAATCTGCACGATGTGCTTTTTTTGATTTACTTCTACTTTCACCGCGTCTATCCTTTGATAATGTTCCTGAAAAATGTAAAAATAAACTGACGTCTTATTCTGAATCATCTAGCGACGTCATTTCCTACTTGAATGAGCATTATGACAGAGATACTACTGGACTAGTAAAACTCAAAGATATTCATACTCAATTTATCGAATCTCCTGTATTTAAAACACTACCTAAACCACAGCAACGATTATACACTCTTGCGTATTTTATAGAAAAAATGTGTAGCGAACCCACTCTAACTATCGTAAAACGTGATAAATACCATAATGGAACACAGTTAAAATCAGACCATCTCATAGGGTATAAATTAATAGAAGAATTAGACAATGAACCCATGATTTAACAACCCAAATAACCCAGATTCACAACCCAATAACCCAGATTCAGAGGACCCAAAAGAGTTTTTCTACAGGAAAATATTTTTTTTTTTAAAACTTTTTTTTTTTTTTTTTAAAAATTTTTTTTTTTTTTTTTTTTTTTTTTTTTTTTTTTTTTTTTTTTTTTTTTTTTTTTTTTTTTTT